TAACTGGAGTACCATATTCAGCTTTGAGTTTGCTAATTGCGCTATCAACATCTTTTAGCGATTTGATTTCAATGGTAGTGCGAAGTAAATCTTTAATCTTGGTTGGATCATTGTCATACGACTTAGTAATCTTATCGACTGCTCTTTGTGATCCCTTCAATGGCACAATCGCAGCCCGACCACCTAGTTCTTCAGCAATCTTTAAGTTGGTGTTGTCGAAGTGATCTTTATTCTCGGCTGCTTTCTCATACATTTCTGTAAAGATTTTTTGTTTTTCTTCAGGCAATCTTTCTACATCAACTTGTTTCAGCTTACCAGCCAAGTGCTCTTTAGCACGATTGGCTTTTGGTGCTTCAGGCTTTTCAATTGTTTTTGCTCTAGGTGCTTGTGGTTTCTCAGTCAGAGCAGTTTTGGCTGCTGGTGCAGTAATCGCTGCGGTCTGTCTGCCCATTGGTTCAGTAGCAACACTACCACCAGCTATAGAAGTAAACTTTCCATCGGAATCTCTGGGGTGATCGGATTCTAGGAAAGCATCAGCCTTTGGGATGGGATTAGCCCAATCTCCCCTTGCAAAGTAAGCATCCAGCCTTGGTAAGTTTTTAAGTTCCGCTTCTGGAATTTCATATTCGGCAATAGCATCAGCATCAATTTGTAGGCTGCTCTGAAACATATCTGGCATTTCATTGATATTGTCAGTAGCCCATTGAATTAAATTTGCCCTATTTTGTGGATCAACAACTGGCAACATTGTGCGAAGCAACTCAGTAATACCTTTGAGTTTAATATCTTCCACCTTTACTTTTTCGCTAGGTGGTTCTTCCATGAGTGATTCCCACTCAGCTTTGAAGTTGTTTTGCCATTGATAGAATGCTTGTTCATAGGACATCTTGCTATAGATTTCTGGATAAGCAGATTGAACAGCTTCATAGAATTCTTTATTCCATGCTCGGTGCATAACGATCTTGTCAAAGAAAGCAAATAGGCTTTCCATATCCACTCGGATGCCATCAATGTATTGAACAATGGCTTTTGCATCTTCTGAACCTTCGCCAAATCCTTGAGTAAAGGCTTCATCTTTGAGGAGCAAAGCAGGAACATCAGAAGCAGCAGCGATATTGGCAATGATGTTATCTCTGGCAGTTGTCATAGATGTTGCGGTATTGGTCAAATCAATAGAGTTGATTTCCTCATCAATATCAATGGAGAGCACATTACCAGTACCGCCTTCTTGCAAGTAAGTGCGCTTGATACCAGCAGCATTTTGCATTAAGCGATTGACAATTGATCCAGCAGGTTTTTGTTTCGCAATGATTAAGCCAGACTTGAATGTCACCAAGTCATCGGTAATCATAGATTGAATAAAAGACTTTAGTGGATATAAAGCCCTTTGAAAGACTGACCTACCTGTAAAACCGAAGGCACTAGACTGAAATTGAAGATATACAGGAGTGCCATTAAAAACAACAACACTACGACTAGGATGATAGGGCTGACCAGCAGCAGTAGTATAGGCAAGAGGTTTTTGAAAGTCAGGCGCATTTGGGTTCTGATTCGTCACAATCGAACCAGCCATATTGAGTGGGTCTAACTGATTAAAATAAAGATTAAGATAAGGAAGATTCCAAGGGTCAATGGGATCAGTAGTAGGAATCTTATCAGCCCCCACAACAATGCCAGCAGCACCATAGGTACGATTGATAAACATAACATCACGAATATGATTAGTAGCACCGAGTTTTTCCCATTCTCTATTAAATGCTTCAGCCAACATTTCTTTAGGTTGAGCATCTATTGTAATAGTTCTTGGCTTAGATAGCGCAAGTTTTACAGGCTTTTCAACTAATTTGCCACCGAGAGGATGATATGTCCAGATTTGTTTGCATAATTCATATCCTGCTTGCGAACCTGGCTGAATGTTGTCAGCACTTAAAAGGCTCATCAACTCACCGCCAAGATATGTATTATTAATCATTACATCTGACATAGTTCTTCCTTAGTAGCCATATTTATCACCAACACCAATGGCTAGACTATAAACGAAAGCATCTAATAAGTCATCTGCTCTTTTGTAGGCTTCTTTATCGCCAATTCTGAAACTGGTGACTTGAGATAATAGATGATTACGACTTGCATTCTTAAATGTCATAGTTTTATCAAAAGCATATTCGCTAATCTTCATTAGTCCTTGATGAAAGTAACCTGATACAGAAATGGCTCTTTCATCTTTGCCAACTGAAGTCAGTCCAGAATCAATCGCATGAGTATTCCATCCTCTGCTGCGACCTTGTTGTATGAGAATCGAACCAGCAGCAGCATCTTCAATGAATGTTCCGACAACTCCAGCCCTTGCATTAGTCAATCTAGCCAGTTCTTCCAACCTTGCAAAAACACTTGGCATCCAATTTTCCAACATTGCGCCATCAATCTGCACAATATCCCAATCAAGAATAATCAAGTTGTAGGGGTTTTGGGTGTACTTATCGACTGCCACATACACAATCGCAGTACCATCATTTTCTTTTCCACCCTTGACCGCAGTATCAATGACTGCATAGACACCATCGCATTTAGTAGGATAGGCAACTGGCTTACCATCGACTAGCAGCTTATCGACACTAAAGAAGGCTTCACCAGCCCAATCCACGAACTCAGCCAGATATTCCTGCTTAAAGACTAATGGGTGATTTTCTCTTTCCAGCTTCTTGAGTTCTTCGGCTGGCAAGAATGGATTGGTAAAAGTAGGGGCATGATACTCAGTAAAGCCATGTTCAGGTTGATTGCATATCTGCCAAAAGAAATTATCGCTATCTATGCCATTAGGAGTGGAAGCTACTAGACAACTGCCTTGATAGTCTAGTAATGCTGGTTTAATCGCAGTTTGCCAGACCTTTGGCATATTCGGCTTGGTAAAGGCTGCTTCGTCAATAAAGGCTTTATGGTACTTTCTGGATCGACCAGCCCTTTCATTTTCCAGAGTCCAGAAGTCTATGCGCCCACCTGTATAGGTTTGAATGATTCCATCAATCTTGGATGCTTGCTTAATCATTGGGGATAATAGGTCGGTAATCTCTCGAAAGGCTTCCGATTGAATTTTGTAGTCTGGAGCAAACCAGCCTATCTTCTCGCCTTGGGCTGCTGCTGCACAAGCAATATTCTGCATCATTGCAGTTTTGCCCCATCGTCTACCGCAGCGCACTACAAAGAATCGAGTGGAAGCATTGTAGGCTTCTTGTTGTCCCTGATGAAAAAGGGGTAGGTTTATGGGTTCTTTACTTTGTTTTGACTGGGATGCCATTAACTGTCCAATTGTTATTCTCGGCATCAAATTGAACTTGATCGCCATACTTGCGAGGAGCTAATCTTGCCACAATCCATTTTCTCGCATCAACTCTGAGTCGGCTGCGATTAATGTTCTCATGATTGGCTTTACCAGTAGGATTGCCATTCTTATCTAATAGTTCATCGGCTTCTGATCCATCAGCGATTTCTAATATTTCCTCAAAATAGAAGTCGGCTTGATGTTCTCTCGCCTGTGCGTATATGTCTGCAAATTCTTTATGCTTAAACAACCATGACATGACTGTACTTCTATGGGGCATGGATTCGTCATCTCGACAAATTTTGACTAAACCATCTCCATTAGCAATTCTTTCGCAGATTTTGATTGCTAACTCTAATGAATAATCGGATGGTCTACCTATCTTGTTTTTACTCATAATCTTCACTAATGGGTGTCAGATAGGAAATAGCTTTTGACTATTTGTGGCATACAAGGACAGTTGTACCCTATCTGACAATGTCATATTAGCATAAGGGTTACAAATATGTCATTGATTATTAATTAAATTCAGTTAAGATTCGCTTACTCACTTAGGGAGTCTTATGTCTAATTACCTTGCTACTGATGAGCAATTCATCGAATGTTGGAAAGAATTGGGTAGTCCAGATAGAGTATCAAGAGCATTGAAGATGGGTATTCGATCAGTCCATGCTAGAAGAAGGGCTTTAGAGTTAAAGTATCAAATAGAATTACCAACGACTAATCCGCAATCAACTGGTCGTACTAATATTAAGAAAATAGATCAAACCTCTGGTCATGTTCGCAGGGGTATTGAGATTCCAGATAAAGGTCGAGTCATAGTATTTTCTGATGCTCACTTTCAGCCAGGCGAAGTAACTACAGCTTATAAAGCATTATTAGCCATGATTAAGGCTTTTAAAGGTGAACTCAAAGCGATTGTAGCTAATGGCGATATGTTCGATGGAAGTCAAAATAGCGCACATAAGAGAATCAATTGGTCGCAAACTCCTACAGTAAAAGAAGAATTGGAAGCCTGTCAGGAATTTATGACAGGAATTGAAAATGCTGCCAGAAAAGATACTCCTCTTATATGGTGTCTGGGTAATCATGATGCTCGCTTTGAAACATTTCTGTCAAATTCAGGTGCAGCGACTTATGAGGGTATTCTCGGATTTAGCCTTAAAGATCATTTTCCGCTATGGAAATCTTGCTGGTCTTTTTGGGTCAATGAAGATACCTGCATAAAACACCGATGGAAGGGTGGTTTCGGTGCTACTAGGAGCAATGCCTTAAATAGCGGTATCAATTATATCTGTGGGCATACCCACAATTTATCCGCATTTCCTATTACCGATCTCAGTCCTGCCTTCAACATGGGAACGAGATGGGGTGTTCAAACTGGAACACTAGCCGATATTCATTCCGATGCCTTTGTACATTATACAGAAGATGCGCCAGTAGATTGGCGATCAGGGTTTGTCCTACTATCATGGGAAAATGGCAGAATGTTAATGCCAGAATTGATTATGGTATCTGGTGAGGATGAGTTTGAATTCCGAGGATGTATAAACAAGGTATAAACATGACTACAATTGTTGGCGATTGGATTAATAAAGTCTTGGTTTCAGATAGTCAATTCTCTGATGAAGATACTGGTATCAAATACTTTGAAGAAAAGATTGTTGCAATTGATGGTGGCTGGCTTGGAGTTGCAGGAAATTGGAGTGATTGCGAAAAGGTTGTTGAATATATCAATAAAAAAGGCAAAGTCAAACCTAAATTAAAGCCAGATAGTTCTTTTATCAAATTGACCAAAGAAGGTCTTTTCTATTGCGGTGATGATCTGGAATGGGAAAGAGCCAAAACATTTATGGCGATTGGGTCTGGTGCTATGGCAGCAGAAGTCTGTATGCGAATGGGTCTAACCGCAGAAGAAGCAGTTAAATGGGCTTGTAATGTTGATTTAAAAAGCCACGAACCCATTCAGAGTTATTCGCTATTAGACAATACTAAGACTGTCTAATAACTTGTTACAGACTAAAAAATGCTTTGGTGGTTGAATACAAAGAATTCAGCCAAAATTCATTGACTTGATTGATGCGATCAACTAATTCTTTATATTTATCAAATACTTCGGTGTAATCGTACATAACAATCTCCTTTAAGTTATATTGCATTGCACAATTTTACTATTGGATTACCAAAATACAAGTATCAAAGCTACCAACATACAAAAAAATAGAGTAACTCCATCGACTTCATTCATTGAATTAGACTCCCCATCATCACACCATCAGAAACCTTTTCCCAATGATAACCTATTGATTCATTGGCAATTTCTAGGAGTTCTTCCTCAGTTATGTCATAGGTAGATTCGAATCGCTTGCGCCCAAGCCCATGTATCCCAGTATCTCCTCTATGGTGCTCTCGACACAAAGGGATGGCAGGACTATCTTTTCTCGGTCTAGTTCTTCGAATATGGTGAATTTCGGATGGTGTCCCTTCACCATATCCAAGGAAGAAACATAGGACACAGCCGAATCTGACAAGTTTGTCATAATGTTCCTTTTCCTTTTTGGTAGCCATTACATATTGCCTTGTCTGCGGTTTGAAGATAGGGTGCGCCA